TTGGTTTTATGATTTATGGAAGATGGCAGAAGATGATGACAACTGGCAAACTTTTAGATTTGCAACTGTAGATAATCCAGCAATTGACCCTGAAGAAGTTGAAGTTGCAAAAAAAGAAGTTGGTTCTGTAATTTATACACAAGAGTATCTTGCGGAGTTTATTGAAGATGGACAATCTTTATTCAAACCACATTGGTTATCTTATTATGAAAAGACAGAAAATGGTTTGTGGTCTGGTGGCGGTGGTACTTGGGACCCATTAGAACTTACACATTTTGGTGCAGCTGATATAGCTGTAACTACAGCAACTAGTTCTGATTACACAGCAATAGTAGATTTTGCAAAACATTCTGATGGAACATTGTTTGTTAATGATGTAAAAAGAGTAAAGGTTGAAGGACCTGATGTATTTCCTGAAATACAATCTATGTATCAGAAATATAATTGGACACATGTTTGTATTGAAAATGTTGGTCTTTCTAAAACTGTTTCTCAAATGCTTTCAAGAGAGGGATATCGTGTACAAGAAATGAAAGCAGATAAAGATAAAATAACCAAAGCTTTGCCATTATCAGCTAGGATGGAAAGCGGAGATGTACTTTTAAAAGCGGAAGCACCATGGCTACCGGACCTAGAGCGTGAGCTCCTTGCATTTCCACTAGGTTCGCATGATGACATGGTAGACGCATTAGCTATTGGAGCTCAAGAGATGCAGAAAAGACGCGTCTGGGAAGCATATTAATTAATGGCAGAAAGAAATAGATTTCAAAAAGCTTTCGATGCTCTAAGAGGTAGGGAGTTTGAAAGTAAGGCTACAGCTACCTATAACCAAACCTATGGTGCAGATTTATCTGTATATGGATATAATACATCCGCTGGATTTTGGGAGTCAGACAAGTTAAGAGAGATTGGTGATGGTTCTGCTAACTCCGCAGTCATCGCTTGCTTAAATGTTTTATCTACTGCTTTTTCAGAACCATTGTTACAAATCTGTAAAATGGATAGCTTTGGAAATAAAGAGATTCTAAATAATCATCCAGTAGAAAGTTTATACAAAAGACCTAATCCATTTATGTCTGCAGGTTTATTGTCACACTACATAGTTTTGGCAATAAATACCATTGGTGATGCTTTTCTTTATAAGAACAGAAATGCACAAGGTAAAGTAGTTCAGTTAGTTCCTATAATGCCAAACCTTGTTGAAGTAAGAGGTAACTCTGAAGAACTAATTACACACTACGAATATTATCAACATGGAAAAGGTGGAGAAAACTTAAAGATTCCGGTAGGCGACGTAGTACATATCCGACAAGGAATAGACCCTAATGACCACAGAAGAGGTCATGCACCATTGAAAGGTGTGTTAAGAGAAATACTAGGAGATGAAGCTGCAGGACAATGGTCAGCTGCTCTATTACACAATATGGCTGTACCTGGAGTTGTTCTATCTCCAAGAAATGATTCTCTTGGTGGTCCTACTAGAGAAGAAGCAGAAGCTATTTCTGAATCATACAAACAAAAGTTTGGTGGTAATAACAGAGGTGCTCCTATGGTTTTATCTGGTTCAATGAATGTTGATATAGTCTCATTCTCACCTGACCAAATGAAACTTCAAGAATTAAGAAGATTACCTGAAGAAAGAATATCTGCAGTACTTGGAGTTCCTGCAATATTAGCGGGACTTGGTGCAGGTTTAGATTCTGCAACTTATAACAACACAAGAGAATTAAGAGAATTTTTTACAGAACAAAAACTTATACCACTATGGAAGATGGTTGCTTCTGAATTAACACATCAATTACTAGAGCCAGACTTTGGTCAAGACAATGCAACATGCGAATTTGACTTCAATAAAGTTAGAGCTCTTGCTGAAGATATGGATGAGTTATACAAGAGAGTAAACACAGGTGTTCAAGGTGGTTGGATAACAATCGGTGAAGCTAGAAAAGTAGTAGGTCTGGATGCTGACGAAAGACACAATATATACTTAAGACCATTAAACACAGTTCAAATAACTGAAGATGGTCAACCTTTATTAGAAAGAGATAGATTCTCGCCTGATGAAGAAGGTAAAGCTTTATTAGGTTCAGTCGCTTTACCTCCTGAATCTACGAGGCAAGATGTTATTGAATCACCTCAAAGAATAAGCGAAGAAAAGTATGTAGCTCAAATGCCTAATGGTGCGTTCTGTGTAATCAAACATGACAATCAGGAAGTTGTTAAATGTTTTAAGACTAGAAAAGAAGCAGAAGATTTTTTAAGTAACATGAAAAAAGAATCTGAAGTAGAAGAAATAAAAGTTTCTACAGAAGAAGCTGAAGCATTAGAAGAGATTGATTCTGATTCATGGCGTAGTGAGAAGAAAGAAAAACCAAAAAAAGATAGAACAAACTTTCCAAGTCCAGGTGATGACATGCAAGTGAGAATATCTAATTCTAAATATAAAGAATTTCCATTTGCTTATGCAAAAGATTTAAAAGAGAACTGGCCAGAAATCTGGAGATTAGCTGGAACAGGTGGTAATCCTCCAACTTCATTTACTGGTAATGATGCTTACAGAAACTGGGCTAAATACAAAGCAGGTGATAGAAGTGAATCAGTTCTTAACTGGGTAAGAAGAAGAGAAAGATTTATGGGTAGACATCAAGGTAACACAAGATTGAATGGAACTATTGCAAATATTAAATGGGGTGGTGTTTCAAACATTGGTGTTCCTGCTATGAAGAAAATTATAAATGAAAGAAAAAAACTTGTCCGTGAAAGAAGAAAGAAAAGTTTAGAATTACAAGGTGAAATACTAGATGAAGTATTTTCACAAAAGGTTTCTGCTAATGTCAGAAAGATATTATCTAACAAGGTAAAGGAACATAATGCAAAAAATCCTAAGCATAGGGCTAACTTAAGAACTTTGATTGCAGTGTTCCGTAGAGGTGTAGGTGCTTATCGTACAAGCCCTGGTTCAGTTCGTGGTAATGTTACAGGACCTGAGCAGTGGGGCGTGGCCAGAGTTAACGGGTTCCTTCACGCATTGAGAACTGGTAGATTTAAGAGAAAGCCTTATGACCAAGACTTGCTTCCTTCTTCTCATCCACTCTCATCTAAAAAAGATGGGGAGAAAGCAGCTAGTGTTAGAGTTGGGCAGTCTGTCAGTTGGTCAATCAATAAGGACCCGGACCCACCTTCAACAGTACACGGAGTAGTTACTTCAGTAAATGGTAAAGACAAAACTGCAACAATGGTAGTTTGGGCTATTTTAGAAAATGGAAAGCATAAGAAAACAGATAGACGAGTAACTCAACCTATTTCAAAACTAACAGTAATTAAAGATATTACAAAAGAAAAGACACTAAATTCAAACGCATCTGTTTAATATAAATATATAAAACTGTAGCTACTATAGGAGTTTTATTTAGCATGCAAGAAGAAATCAAAAGTATAGACTTTCAGCTTGATGATGAAGCGGAAGGTAAAGTATCAGCAGTTTTTTCTGTATTCAATAACCTAGATTCAGACGGCGATGTAGTCGTTCCAGGTGCAATCAAATCAAAATGGGATTCAGGAATGGTTCCTATGGTTTGGGCTCACAAATGGGATATGCCAATAGGTAAAGGCTATATCAAAGAAGATGGAGATAAAGCAACGTTTGTTGGTGAATTTTTCATGGATACTGATTCTGGACAAGAAGCATACAAACTTGTTAAGAACATGGGTGAGCTTCAACAATGGTCATTTGGATATAGAGTAAATGATGCTGAACACGGTAAGTTTAAAGAGGTTGGCAATGATGAACAAACAGATGCCAGATATCTTAAAAGCTTAACTGTATTTGAAGTTAGCCCAGTATTAGTTGGAGCTAATCAAGAAACTTATACAATGGCTATTAAATCTAATAAAGATTTAGTTGAAGCTTTTGTTAAAGAGATTAAAGAAGAACCTGAAGAAAAAGCAGCTAATCCAAAAGATGTCTTTGACAATCCTGGTGAAGCTATGAACAGGTCAAAAGAATTATCTTGTGCAGTAGGTGTACACACACATAAAGTAAATGGTAAAAATGTATTTATGCCTTGCAAGACTCATGATGAATATGAAGATGCAATAGGTAAAGGTGATAAAGGACATACGCCACAACATACTGTTATGCAAGCCTTAGGGACTATCGCAGAAGATATGAAAGATATTTTAAAGAATTTACCTAAAGACGAAAATGCAGAGTTGCCTGATTGGTGGGTAGATAAAGTTAAGGACTTAGCTAAGGACATTAACGATATAAGAGACCATCTCTTAGACCCACAACCAGAGAAAGCTTTGCAAAATATATATGAAGACCCAGCTAAAGCATTAGCAGAAGCTGATTCAACTGGTAAAACAATAAACATTGTTGAAGTTGATGGTAAATCATATTACAAGGTAGATGAAAGTGTTGAAGAAGAATCACAAGAAAAAGTTTCTTTTTCACAGCAAGTTAAAGATGTGCTTGCCGCATTTAATGACTTGATGGCACGAGCTAACGCCATAGCGATGTTGCGTGCTAAGGACGGGAGGAAACTAGGTATGAAAGCTACAGAAGCATTACGTTCTGTTCAAGAAGATTTAACTGAAGCTTGGGCAGAGGTTGACGAATTCATTACTGAATTCGGAGCTGATAATGATGTTGCACTAGAAGAAAACGTCGAGGAAGCAGAAGAATCTGTTGAAGAGGAATCTGTGGAAGAAGTGGAAGCTACCGATGAAGCTGAGGCAGTGGTTGAAACCGCTGAAGAAGTTGAAGTCGTAGAACCTGAAGTTATTGAAGAAGAGGAGCCAAAGGAAGAAGAAGTTTCTGTTGAACCAGAAACAGACGCTGTACCTGTTGGTGATACTGAAGAAGTAGCAGAAGGTGAAGCTGAAGTTGAAGCCGTAATCGACGAAGAATCTGATGCACTCTGGGCTGAAGGACAAGCAGTTATTGCAGAGTCCTTGGAAGCTGACTTAATCGAAGAATAATATAATCACAGGAGATTAAGTTAAATGAGTAAAATAACAGAACTCAAAGACCAAATAGCAAAGTCTCGTGAAGAACTCAAAGTTGCATTCGAGTCACAAGAAGACGGTAAGTACACACCTGAGGCTAAAGAGAAAATCAAAGGTCTCAACACAGAACTTGCTGGACTAATTGATGATGTAAAAATCGAAGAAGCAAAAGTTCAAAACGAAAAAGCTATGGAAGTCGACTCAGCACCTGTTAATGCTATTCCTAATGCAGAAGAAGCACAATCACCAAAAACAATTGGTGAAATGTTCACAGGAACAAAAGCTTATGAAGCATACAATGAGAATGGTGTTAAAGGTGTAGATTCAGGCGTTGAATTTAAAACAACCTTGAATACAACTGGTTATGCTCCAGAGAGCCTAAGAGCTCCTGGAATTCTTGAGACAGCTCTTCGTAATCCAGACAGCGTTATTGGATTGTTTGACCAAATTCAAACTAACCAAAATGCATATGTCTATCTCGAAGAGACAACATTCACCAACAATGCTGGTGCAGTTGCTGAATCTACTGACATTAGTTCTGCTAATGAAGGTGC